TGGGCGTGTTCCCGAGTGGCCAATGGGGACAGACTGTAAATCTGCTGCTTTTCAGCTTCGGTGGTTCGAATCCACCCGCGCCCACCAAGAACTCCAGTATCCGAACCGGGTACTGGAGTTTCTGTTTTGTAATAACCTTCCCGGAGGCTAGGCGGGTGGATTCGAACAGCATCGACCCGCCGAACAGTCCGGCGGGGAAAAAAGCCCCTGCGGGGCTTTTTTAGATGCGCGGCTTGCGTAATCCACCCGCGCCCATAAAAAGATCGCCAGCGTAGAGATACGCTGGCGGACCTTGGCATGGAGCTGGCGGCGCGGCGCGGAAAACACTGCAGGTGTTAAATCAAATAACGGTTTCGATTGAGATCGGGGGTGTCACTGGCCCGCCTGCATGGCGAGCGGTGCACCCCTGATCTTTTTGCCGGAATAAAAAAGAAAAGCACCATACTTCCTACGAAGTACAGTGCTTTTTTGGTGGAGCTATCAGGAGTCAAAACGAACATTTTAGCATCCAGTGACAGCCCGCCATCGGGCGGGTCTTCTCCGGTCTCCAAAGGAATTTCGACGCTGTTCTGGTCTCCCATGCAGGAGAAAACCAGCTTCATGCGATTATCATCATAGACATAGACAGCCACAAGGAAGTTCTTGAACAGTTCCATCTGAAAATCCCGGTCGTGGATGTCACCCTGCTGCAGCAGTTCCAGATAGGAGATGATTTGCTCCCGGTCGATTTTCACGACATCCTCTTTGGCTGCATTCAGCTGGACGCTCAGCCGGGATTGCTCAGTCTCAAGCTCGACCATCCGGGTGCGGGTGGCCTCTGTGATAATCCCCATCTCGATGGCTTTCAGCATATTCGAGGTGGCTTTTTTATTTTCCTCCAACTGCTGCTCCAACGCCTCAATCTGGAGGTCATTGTCGTGCTTTTCCCAGTATTCGACCGTCCGATCTGCTATCCACGCAATGACATCATCGGTCAAGCAGTACATCTTGATGGCCTGAGCCACAGCCGGTTCAATGACATCCCGGCGGATGTTCTTCTTGTCACAGGCGTGCTCGGTGCGCCGCTTCTGGCAGGTGTAGTAGTAATGCAGCTCGCCGTTTCTACTGGTGCCAGATACGCCCGTCATGTAGCTGCCACAATGCCCGCAGCGCAGCTTCCCGGTCAGCAGATAATCTTCTGCCCCGACACGGTGCCGGGTTCCGACTGGATTCTTTTTCATCCTCATGGCCTCCTGTACCCTGTACCACAAATCATCGCTCACTATGCGTGGAATGCCATCGGCCACCCGGACATCCCCGTATATGTAGATGCCCCGGTACCGCTCGTTCTGGCAAATACTCTGGAAGCTGCCTTTGTTCCAGTTGGCTCCCTTGCTGGTCTTGATGCCCTGGGCATTGAGATCTCGCGCAATGTCCACGAACAGGTCACCAGCAGCCACACGGGTGAATATTTCCCGCACAACGGCCGCATTCGCTTCATCCAGCACCACACGGCCATCCTCACCCCGCTTGTAGCCCAAGGGCTGCCGACCGTTCGCCATGCACTTGCTGGCGTTATCATACAGCCCCCGGGTGATGTCCTCCGCCATGTTCTCGCTGTAAAATTGATTCACATTCATCATGTTCCTCAATGCGAAACGCCCGGCGGCAGTATCGTCAAAATCTTCCTCAGCGTAAAACACCTTTACGCCGTAATCGTCCAGCTTCGCCTCGTTGACCATGGCTTGCAGCATATTGCGCCCGATGCGGTTGGACTTCCACGCCACGACGGCCTGAAACTTCCCTTTTTCAGCATCCCGCATCATCTGCTGGAAACGAGGCCGGTTATCCGTCTTGCCGCTGATTGCCCTGTCCTCGTATGTACCAACAATGCGCAGTCCAAGCGCAGCCGCGTGCTTCGTACACTCTGCGATCTGCTGCTCGATGCTGACCTCTCGCTGGTTGTGGGAGGAATAGCGGGCATAAATGACGGCATTCTGACCCGCAGCAATATTCTTTTTTCGGGCCATCAACCATCACCTCACGATTATCTTCTTCAAAATTCGCAATATTTTTCCGATTTTCGGTATAATTCTACGAATCCCTGAAAAGCGGGTGCGTATTTGATATAATTCAGTTGCTGCCGACAGTAAATTTGAGAAAGGAGCCATGCCGTATGACTACGAGCGAATGGTCGGATATCTTTGCCAAAATCAAAAAACTGTCGGATGCTGATAAGGAGCGATTGCTTATTTTTCTGCACGCCCTGAAAGGTAACGAAGATAGCTCAACGCCTCCTGCTGCCGATCTGCCGGTAAATCAAGAAGCAGCTCAATAATTTCAGCCGTTTGGCCGTCCTCCTGCTGGAGGGCGGCCTTTATCATTTCCTTGGGAGTATGGCCCAGCAGAGAATCCAGCGACTCGCCCAGCTCATCCGCAATGGCGCAGGCCGTCACCAACGAAATAGAGTCGCTGCCGCTCAGTTCTTCCTCGATTTCCTGAACGCTGATGCCAGCAGCCTCTAAGTCGGCCGGATCCGCATTATTCAAAATCTGCATCACGCTGTCACGGAATTTAGAGGCCCACTCATTCCGGCTGGCTTCTTCATCCCACCCCATGATGTAAGACGGGGTCGTATCAAGTGCATCAGCAATAGCCTTGATTTTGGACTGCTGCAACGAATAAAGGTCAAGCTCTATTTTGTTGATGGAGGAACGCGATTTGTAACCGATACGCTTAGCCAGTTCCTCTTGGGACATATTGAGTTCTTCTCTCCGAACCTTGATTCTCTGTCCAATAGTCATATCATAGTCCTCCCAAAATCTTCTGATGCTATTATAGTACACGCGTACCTGTATCGTCAACATATTTTTGCCTTTTCAAAAAAACTTGTTGACAATACATCAACGATGTGGTAATATACGCCCAGTAGATGAAACATCTACAGCCGAAGAGAAAGCGAGGTGATACCACCGTGACCAACACAAATCTGCTCCGAATCAAAATTGACCAGTCCGGCTATAAGATGAAGTATGTTGCAACCCGAATCGGCCTGACTTATCAGGGTTTTTTGAACAAACTCCGCAATAAGTCTGAGTTTACCGCATCCGAGATCAAGGGTCTCTGCGTTCTCCTGGACATTGATGTCAATGAGAAGGAGAGCATATTTTTTTGCGGCTGATGTAGATTAAGCATCTACAGACAACACATGGAGGACCACATGGACACCACAATTCACATCAACGTGGCCGATATTCCCCCGGAAGTCGGTGAGAGCTTTGGCCGCGTGACGCTGGCGGGATTCAAAAAATTCATCGCCCAGCCCGGGAACCGCGAGAAGCTGGAAGCCCAAACGGCTGCCCGCAAGGCTCGCAAAGAAAGGGAGTGTAAGGAATGACCCGGATTCTGATGATCGTGTACGGCATCACCGCCGAACAGGCAGCAGCTCGTGCCCCGGCGGCGCAGTTTGCTGTGACCTCTGTTATCGCAGCCCTGTTTGTCTGGCTGGACAGCATGGGGATGTTCGATGATGTAGGCCGCTGGATGGGGCGCAAGCTCCGGGAGGTGCTGGATGCTGTATCCGACTGACGAAGAAGCTGGCTACCCTGAGCCTCCTGTGTGCCCCCTCTGCCACCAGAGGTGCGATACCATCTACCGCACCGATGATGGCACAATCGTTGGCTGCGACCGCTGCTTAGAGGCCGCAGACGCATGGGAAGTCCGTGAGTGCTTCCCGGAAAAGGAGTGATTTTATGAAAGGATTGGTATTCGACACCGAGAATCAGATGCAGTTCAAGGACTTCGGCGAACCGCTGCTGGACAACCTCCAGAAAGAGGTCGGCGGTTGCATTGAGGTGGTTCATCCCAAGTATCTGCCGGAAGGACTGTGCATGGTGATTGATGATGAGGGACTGCTGAAAGGCTACGCCATCAACAACATTGCCAGCATTCTCTACGGTACGCCGGAACATGGTCAGCCCATTGTGGGCACCGCTGTGATTCTCCGTGAGGGCTTTGTGGCCGGGGAGCTCGACTTTATGAGCCTGGATGACGGAGATGAAGTTGGCCTGATGCTTTTGTTCTCTGCGCTCGGTATCTGCATCAAGGACGAAAGCGAGGCCGAATGATGGATCTGGAAAAATTCTACTTCACCTACGGTTCCGATGATGTCCAGCCGTACTGCGGTGGGTGGACGGAGGTTTGGGCACCCAACTACCAGATGGCGTGTCAGGCATTCCGGGCAGTGCATCCCGACCGCATTCCCAATGTTCTCAACTGTGCCAGCGTGTACAGCGCAAAGGAGTTCGAGAAAACCAAGATGTTCGGCTCGGAGGGCAACTTCGGCCGCCGCTGCCGGGAAACCATCACACTGAACATCGCTGTCAACAAGACCGAGGAGGTGATTTTTTGAAAGTAAGAGGTAAAAAGCTGACCCGCCGCCAGAAAGAAGCTCTCTCTGCACAGGGATGGGATTTCCGCCTGTATCTCTGCGTCCGGGATGCTCCCGACTTCATGGAGCTGGTCAACCGCACCACCGGCAAGTACGTCATGTTCCGCAAGTAAACCCGCAAACTGAAAAGGAGTAAACATTATGATTCGCAATCCAAACGACATTCAGGACGGCGCAAAGAAGATTCGGATGCTCATTGCTGGCTACCCCGGCATCGGCAAGTCCACGCTGGCCCTGTCCGCCCCCCGCCCGCTGCACATCGACTGTGACTTCGGTATTGACCGTATCGAGCCTCGCTACCGTATGCCGTACATCCAGCCCCGCAGCTATGACGAGATCCTGAACGACCTGAAGCCGGAGAACCTCAACGACTTCGAGACGCTGGTATTCGATACCGCCGGCAAGCTGATTTCCCTGATGGGTCTGTGGGCTATCAAGCAGAACCCCAAGTACGGTCAGCGTGATGGCAGCCTGTCCCTCAAGGGCTATGGTTTTGTAGGACGTGAGTTCGTCCGGCTGATGGACTACTGCTTCTACGAGCTGAAAAAGAACATCGTGGTCGTATTCCATGCCACCGAAGAAAAGGACGGCGACAACACCCGCCTCCGCATCAAGGTCGAGGGTCAGACCAAGAACAACGTCTGGGAGCCCATGGATCTGGGCGGTTTCGTGGAGATGTACGGCAACGACCGCACCATCGGCTTCTCCAACTGTGAGCGGTATTTCGCCAAGGGCACCCGCGGCATCCACGGCGTTTATAAGATTCCCGCCCTTGGCCCAGGCAGCCAGAATGACTTCCTGACCAAGCTGTTCGAGGAATATAACAGCAAGGCCGCTGAGGAAGTGGCTGCAAACGCCAAGGAAAACGAGGCATACGAACAGGTTATGCGGGATGGCAGCAAGATTATTGCCGGCATCAAGGATGCAGATACCGCCAACGCCGCCATGCAGCCGTTCAAGGCTCTGCACCATCACCTGACTTCCAGCCGGGAACTGAACGCCCAGTGGAAAGCCAAAATCGCAGCCCTCGGCCTGACGTTCGACCCGAATTCCGCCCAGTACAAGCCCGCAGAGGAGGCACAGTAATGGCTGCATACCTCGTCACTCACTCGCTGCTGTCCTCGTGGCTGCATCTCATTCGGGAGAATCCTTACGAGGATTTGACCACCGAGGGCGACCCGCTGGCGGAGTTCATGCTGGTACTGCGCCGAGAGCCTACGCCCCGGACGGAGGCCATGCAGAACGGCATCGACTTTGAAAACCTCGTGACCGCCATTGTCAATGGCCACGATGACCCCAACAATCCGTGGAACTGGGCTGCTGGGCAGATCGCCTCCATCATCAAGGGCGGGCAGCTACAGTTCAAAGCCCGTCGGACGATTCAGGTGCGGGGCATGGATGTGGTTCTGTATGGCCGCCTCGATGCCCTGAAAGCTGGCACCATCTACGACATCAAATTCAGCAAGGGCTACGAGCGTGGAAAGTTCTATTCCAGCACCCAGCACCCAACCTATATGCTGCTCATCCCGGAAGCGCAGACGTTTTCCTACCTTGTCAGCAACGGCATGGACGTTTGGACGGAGTGCTACCGCAGGGATGAAACGCCGGATATTTGCCCCATCATTTCGGACTTCTTCGACTGGTTGGATGCTTTCGGTCTGATGAACGTGTTCAAGGAACACTGGAAAGCCTTATGACTGGGCGGCTGGTCGATATGAGTTTCAGCTTGAACCGCAAGCAGCGTATCACGCTGGAAGTTGATTCTGATTTCCGAAGTCTGTGGGACAAGCTGAATCAGGAGCCACTGCTGGACATTGAAATCAAGAAGCACCGCAACAAGCGCAGCCACAGTGCAAACGCCTACTTCCATGTTCTGGTCAACAAGATTGCCGCCGAAACTGGCGAATCGGACGACCTTGTGAAAGAGCGGCTGGTTGTGGCCTACGGAACGGTTGCGAGAGATAAGGATGGCTGCACCGTGGGCTTCAAACTTCCGGTCAGCGTGGATGTTCACGACCTCTACAAATACACCCGCTGCTTTGATGTGCGGGAAGAGGACGGAAAATGGTTCAACTGCTACTTGGTTTACAAGGACACCAGCAAGATGGACACGAAAGAATTTTCACACCTGATTGACGGTGCGATTGATGAAGCCAAGGCTCTGGGTATCGAGACGGATACCCCGGAGCAGTTGGCCCGGTACAAGGAGGAATGGTCACGATGAAAGGCCGAATCGTCATCTGCGACTACTGCGGAACGCCCGCGGACTTCGTAGACAGTTCGGTGGTTTACCACGGCCACAGCTTCGGCATGATTTACCTCTGCCCTCGCTGCGGTGCCTATGTCGGCGTACACAAGGGGTCTGACAAACCCCTTGGCCGCTTGGCAAATTCGGAGTTGCGCAACTGGAAAAAGGCAGCTCATGCAGCATTTGACCCGCTCTGGAAATACGGTCCCTACCGTGGCCGCCGGAATGAGGCCTACCGCTGGCTGTCCGAGAAGATGGGCACCCCGATTGAATTTACGCATATCGGAATGTTCGATGTGGACCAGTGCCGCAAGGTGGTCCGCATCATGCGAGAAGAAAGAAACCAGTTATGGAAGATTTGAACGTCCAGACCATCGCTATCCCGGTTGAGGAGTACAAGGAACTGATCCAGAAGCAGGCCGAACTCAGCCTCATTTATCACAAGGGTGCAGGCGGCAGCGTTTACGACATTGGTAACTTTGTGCTGGATTTGATGCTTGCAGTTCATCCGGAGCTGATTACCAAGCAGGAGGACACCGATGCTGAATAATTGCACATTTCAGGGCCGCTTCGCCGCTGATCCTGAAATGCGGACCACACAGAGCGGCCTGACAGTCGCCAGCTTTCGCATGGCCGTTGACCGGGACAATGTCGGTCAGGATGGCCGGCGGGCTACCGATTGGCTGAATTTCGTGGCATGGCGTAAAACGGCAGAGTTCGTTTGCCAGTATTTTCGCAAGGGCAGCACGGCTCTTGTGGAGTGCCAGTGCCAGACCCGCTCCTACGAAGACAAGAACGGTCAGAAGCGCACCGCCACCGAGTTTGTGGTCCAGAAGATTCACTTTTGCGGCCCAAAAACGGAGCAGCGAGTGGATGATGGCGGTGAGGCACCGCCGCCGGGCTACCAGAAGCCGCCCTATCAGAATCAGCAGCCGCAGCAGATGGGCTTCAACACCCAGAGCCAGCGGCAGCAGTGGCAGCAGAGTGCCCCGGCGGGTCAGCAGCCCGGCTACTCGCAGGGTAATCCCGATGATTTCTCCGAAATCGATGACAGCGACGACCTGCCGTTCTAAGGGGGTCTGATAATGGCAACTGGTAAAAGATACTACTGGATAAAGCTCAAGGATTCGTTCATGAATTCAGAAGTGGTCGATTTCCTGATGAGCCAGCCGAACGGTGCCAGCTATGTCGTCCTTTATCAAATGCTCTGTCTCAAAACCATCAATACGGGCGGCCGCCTGACCTGTCAAATTGGCGACATCATTATTCCTTTTGATATTGAGAAAATTCAGCGTGACTGTAAATGGTTTTCGCTGGATACCGTCCGTGTTGCTCTTGGTCTCTATAAACAACTTGGTCTGATTTATGAAGAACAGGATGGAACGCTGGTTCTTGTCAATCATGCTGAAATGGTCGGCAGTGAAACTGACTACTCCGCACAGAAACGTCTCCAACGTGAAAATCGTCGCAGACAACTTCCTATGCAGACTGGAGACAGCACCGCAGACAACAGCGTGGACAATGTCCATACAGATATAAGAGATAAGAGAACAGATATAAGAGATAAAGAGATAAGAGATATAGATAAAGATAACGGTAGTCCGGCCGTCGATGCTGGGCTGGCTGAGATTATCCGCTCTTTTGAGGACAATCTCGGCGGTTTCCCGCCAGCAGCGCGGGAAGACCTGCTGGAATGGCGGGAGATTTTTACAGACGACCTCATTCTGATGGCCATCAAAAAGGCCGCTCTGGCCGGGGTTCGCAAATGGTCCTACGTCAACGGCATCCTGAAAGTATGGAAAAACGAGGGTGTGAGAACCCTTGGTGACGTGCAGTCCCGTGACGAGCGGCGCAAGCCCCCGGCGGGTCAGCAGCCCAAACGCTCCGCTGCCGAGGACTACAATGAAATTTTCGGTGAACTTTTGGGAGGTTCAACATGACAGACAAAAAACTGATGGAGTTGCTGGTGGTCATCGATGACCACTACGGCCGCATCCGCAGCAAAGAGGAACGCATGGCAGATACCAAAATCTATATCCAAGCGTTCGGTGCTATCCCGGATGAAATCGTGGAAAAGGCCCTGTACACTGCATTTACGCAGTGCCGCTACCAGAATCAGCTTATTGTTGACTGGTGCGCCGAGGTCAAGAAGCTGCTGGCCGCCGGGCTTCCCTCGGCAAACGACCTCTGGGCGCAGGCTGCGGCAGCTGCCCGGAAAATCGAGGCAAATCTGTACTACATGGGCCACGGCGGGCTGGTGACCCCCACCGGGAAACTCACCGGCGAGGACTTCAAGGCTCGGAACGCTGAGATTTTCTCCACCCTGCCGGTGGCGGTGCAGCACTGGGCTGGCTCCCCGGCAGACCTGTCGGAGATTTTCAGCAGCCGCAGCAGCGCGGATCTGCGCCAGTTCGTCCGGCCGGGCTTCGACCGGGCTGTGCAGGATGCCCCGGTTGAGAGTTTGCAGCCCCCGGCTCTGCCCGGCGGCGCAGCCCCGGCACAGATTGGAGGTGGCACGGCATGAGGTCGAAAAGACCATTCCGCAGCCTGATCGTGTGCGTTTCGTGTGCGATGGTTGGCTGCATCCTCACAAGCACGGCCTACTCCCGGCGGGTGAACGATCTGGAAACCGAGCGGGATATCTACGCCAGCAAGTCATCCAACTGGGAGCGCATGGCCGGAGAACGTGATGAAACCATTGACCAACTCCAAACCGAGGTAGACAAGCTGACCGCAGAACTGAACGCCCAGACCGATTTGACCCTTACATACGCCGGGGCGTTCAGCTGCACAGCCTATTGTTCCGAGGAATACGCCCACATCTGTGGCGAGGGGCACGGCATCACATCCAGCGGCGCAAAGGTGCAGCCGGGCGTGACCGTAGCTGCCGACACCAGCGTTCTGCCCTACGGCACAGTGGTCTATATCGAGGGCGTAGGTCTCCGGGTCGTTCAGGACACCGGGGGCGCGGTAAAAGGTAACAAGCTGGATGTGGCAGTAAACACCCATGCAGAGGCTCTAAGCTGGTCTGGATGGGGTTCCCGCCGGGTCTGGATTATTTCGGGAGGTGTTGAACCGTGAAAAAACCGTTTGAGACCGAAATGGACGATACCAGACAGGCGGTCGGACAAATCGTGTGTTTGTGCACCACCATTGCGCTGCATCAGGAGTTCGGCGTCGGCAAGACCAGACTGGAGCGCATTAAAGCTAGAATTGACGAGTTGGAGAACCAGAACACCGAGGTCATTATGACCCCGGATGCAAACGGCAGACCCTCCAAGGACAAGGCCGAGGCCATTCGGGAAAGCTGGTTGGCGGGGTATGTCACTTCCGACTACCGCATCCCGATGCTACGGGCACCTCGTGGCCGCAAAGAGCAGCAATATCAGATTGCTGGAAATAAAGCTGCAAGAATCGCATGGCAGATTTACGCAAAGGCAGTTATTGACATACTGCACTATGGTCCAGAACGGCTGGAACGGCTGCGCAAAGAAAGCCACGCCAACTATGAGCAGTTGAACCAGTGGGCGCACGAGGACGGTTTGGACGTAGCAATGGAAAAGCTGCGCCGCTGCGCTGCCGATGCCATGCAAGCCCCGGATCTGGAAGTTGCTGATATCGATGGCAGCAAGGATGCTGTGGAAGTGGACAAAGAGTTCCGTAAGCAGCAGCTGAATTTCATCAAGCGTGTCCGGGCACAGACCCTTGGTCGCATCGGTGCCACCTCACAGCCCGTCAACGTACTGGCCGAGCAGGGCGTGCAGAACAAGGTTCAGCTGATTATGCAGCAGGTTTCCCAGCAGTCTTTTGAGCGTAGGAGGAGACGTTGATATGGCACAAAATGAATACGGCGAGAAGCTGGACAGCAATGGCTATGCGCCCAGCATCCTCAGCAAGAGCCCCACCTGTCTGATTTGCGGGCGGTATCGCACCGCCCGGCACGAAGTCTTTTTCGGACCGTACCGGGATAAGAGCAAGCGGCTTGGCCTGTGGGCAAACCTCTGCCCTTGGTGCCACCAGAACGGCGTGACTGCCGTACATACAAATAGAGAGGCCGATCTCTGCTTAAAAAGGTGGGCGCAGAAAAAGGCCATGGAGTATTACGGCTGGCCGGAGGAGCAGTTCATCCAAGAGTTTGGGAGGTCGTACCTGTGAGCACCTTTCCGATTATCGCTATCGACCCCGGTAACACCCAGTCTGGCTACTGCGTGATTGATCGCAGCACCCTGCGCCCTCTGGAATTTGGAAAAATCGACAATGCAGAGCTGCTGCAAAAGCTTTCCTCTGCCGGGGCACAGGGCTGGCGTTGGGCGGTCATCGAGATGGTGGCCTCCTACGGAATGTCGGTAGGCCGGGAGGTGTTCGATACCGTCCTCTGGATCGGCCGCTTCTATGAAGCCCTGAACGCCTGCTGCCCGGTACGGTTGCTGTGCCGCATCGAGGAGAAGCGGCATATCTGCCACAACACCCGCGCCAATGATGCCGCCATCCGGCGGGCGCTTATTGACCGATTCGCAGACCACGACCTCAAAAATGGCCGTGGAACAAAAAAGAGCCCGGATTTCTTCTACGGCTTCAAAGCCGATGTGTGGGCAGCCTACGCTGTGGGTCTGACTGCCATTGAGAACCGGGATAACGATTATCATTTTTCTGCCACTTGAAAGGAGCACATACCATGGATAGCTACGAAAACGAAGCCTCTAAGTTCGCCGCCCAGCGCACCAAGCTGAAGAACATCTGCGAGGCGCACGACCTGACCTACACGTTCATCAAGAACAGCTACCCCATCAAGCTGATTATCCGCCCCATCAAGGGCGTGGGTGAACAGATGTCCATGCTGGAAACCGCCAGCGAGGACAGCTACATCTCCCCGGATGCCTACCTCCTGTTCACCATGAAGGATGGTGTGCTGGTCTACCGCATGAGCAAGACCTTCACCATTGAGGATGCCCTGTTCGGCAAAATCAAGAACATCTTCAAGAATATGCACTCCTACTACTGCCAGTTCTTCTTCCGTGAGCTGATTGAGAGCGGCCGCCTGAACGCCATCGGCGGGAAGATGCCGGAGATTCCTGAAACCGAAGCCAAGGAGCCTGACCTGCCGCCGGAGGCCGAGCCGCTGGAGGAAGTCGATGCCGAGGAACTGGACGATGCGGAAGAACCCGCAGCCGATGAACTGACCAAGGCCACCGAGATTGCCCGGCAGAACGGCGGCGTTACGCAGGCCATGTTGGAGCAGCAGATGGGCGTGACCGCAGAAAAGGCCATTGCGCTGCTGGATGATATGGAATCCGCTGGTGTGATTGAGTTCTCCAACGGCCACTACACCATCGCCGCTGCTGACAGCGAGGAGGAGTAACCTATGGCAAAGGCAGCAGTGACCCGCAGCATCCGGGATGACCACCAGAAGAACTTCCTCAAAATCTTCAATAGCCTGACTGGAAAGCACAGCCGCTGGGAGATTTGGGAGGACTTCGTCACCCTGACGGCCATCGAGATCTCGAACAGCACGGACAAGGTAAATGCCCCAGAGCGCACTAAGATGTATCAGACCATCGTTTCCAAATACTCCGCCAAGGAGCGGGATGGCATGGTTGAAATGCTGGCTGAGGTAATCATGGGCATGGAGCAGAATCCTGACCAAGACTTCCTCGGTTCGCTGTACATGATGTGCGAGTTGGGCAACGACCACGCCGGGCAGTTCTTCACTCCCTACGATGTGTGCCGCTGCATGGCCGAGATTACGTTCGACCCGAAGCTGCACCCGGACATGGAGGGATTCATCTCGGTATCTGACCCGGCCTGCGGTGCTGGGGCCACGCTGCTTGCCTTTTTGAACGTCTGCAAAAGACGGAATATCTGCTACCACAACAAAGTCCTTGTCATAGCCCAAGACATTGACTTCATCGTTGGGCTGATGTGCTACATCCAGTGCAGCTTCATGGGCTGCGCTGGATATGTAGTCATCGGTGACACACTCGTGAACCCGGCAACGGCCTACGACAGCCGCGGATTGCTGCCCGCAGGACCACAAAACCGCATCTGGTATATGCCGCTTTTCTCAACCGATGTGTGGTATATGCGCCGCCAGATAGCGCAGATGAACCTGCTGTTTGAGCCGAAAGGCGAACCTGCAAAAATCGAAAAAACCGATATTAAACCCGCAAATTTGCAAAAATCTATCAAAAATGAGCCTAAAGCCCCGGAAAACGAGCACCTTAACGAAACAAAAACCGGGCAGCTCACGTTTTTCTAACCCGAAATAAGAAAGGAGTATCCCTATGGCAGACATTACTTACATCCCTATCCGGCAGCTGTACCCTCACCCCGATAACCCCCGCAAGGAACTGGGCGACCTGTCCGAACTTGCCGCCAGCATCAAGGAAAACGGTGTGTACCAGAACTTGACCGTAATCCCCGGCCATTACCTCAACAGCCGGGAGTACATCGCAAAGTGCGTTGACGAGGGCGGGGATGCAGCCGCAGCAGCGGCAGCATGGACACCCAAGGCTGTGTGGTCCAGTGAGGACTACACCATCATCATCGGCCACCGCCGGGCAGCAGCAGCGCAGCAGGCAGGGCTGTACGAACTGCCCTGCGCCATCGTGGAGATGGACGAGCGGGAGCAGATGCAGACCATGATGATTGAGAATATGCAGCGGTCAGACCTCACCGTCTACGAACAGGCGCAGGGCTTCCAGATGATGATGGACTTCGGGCAGACAGTGGAGCAGATCTCCGACAAGTCGGGGTTCTCCCAGTCCACTATCCGGCGGCGCATCAAGCTGCTGGAACTGAACCGCGACAGCTTCAAGAAAGCCGAAAAGCGCGGTGCCACCCTGTCCGATTTCGCCCAGCTGGACAAAATCGAGGACTTGGAAGCCCGAAACCGGGTATTGGAAACCCTCGGTACGCAGAACTTCAACCGGGCCATGCAGGATGCGCTGGAGCAGCAAAAATGGCAGCACCAAAAGGCCGAATGGGTTGAGCAGCTGAAAAAATTCGCTACGGAAGATTCGCAGGCCTCCTACCAGACGCATGAGCATGTAAATGCGTACGGAAAGTGGGGCACAAAAAAGGAAGTCGTCATGCCGGAAGATGCCGACAAGATCGCTTATGTCTATAAGGTCAGTGAAAATCAGATTGACCTGTACAAACCTCGTGATACGGAAGCTGAGGATGCCAGCAACTCGGCGAGGGAGGCCGCAAGAGCCACCGAGCAGCTTGCGAGAGAACAGTTTGCCGCTGTTACGAAGCTCATGTACGAGCTGCGCTGGGACTTCGTGAAGGACTTGACTCCCGCAGAGTGCAAAAAGCACCTGCCGGAAATCTTGGCTTATTCCACCCCGATTCTGACCGAATATCGGCACATGGAGGATGACGAAAACGTGTTGCGGCTGCTCGGCATCGGTCTGGATGAGCAGATTCGGGAAGACACGGAATTAGAAGATGCCCTGAAAATGTTCAACGCTTACGATACCGAGCCGGAGAAGATTCTCTTGGCGGTTGCCTTCGATGCGACGGACGGTAGTCGTGAGGGCTATTGGAGCACGGAATGGAATGGACCGACAGGTGCAAGCAAGTTCGTTCACCGCAAAAATGACGACCTCGACAGCACCTATGAACTGCTGACAGCCCTCGGCTATGAAATGGCCGATGACGAAAAGGCCTTGCAGGACGGCACCCACCAGCTTTTTGCGGTGTATGGATCCGGCAGCAAAGCGGACACCCCCTGTGATAAGTGCAAAGCTGCTCACCCTGAATGCGACAAGTGCTGCAAAACTTGCGACGACCACTGCAATGCGTTCCAGCTGTGCAGAAAGGAGTATGGCGAATGACCGACCTTGTAAAGTGTGACCGCTGCGGCACACCGTTCAGCATCCAGACAGCCGGCATCCGCAGTACATGGAGCGGCGATTACATGGTGCAGTATTTCACCTGCCCCGGCTGTCACCATCGCTATCAGATTCTGACCACGGACACTGAACTGCGCCAGACCGTTGAACGGCACAAGAAAATTGCCGCAAAAATCCGTATGGGGCAGAGCAAGCATTTCCGGCCGGGAACGCTGAAAAAGTATCAGGCTGAAATGGAAAAGCTGGAGGCCGAGCAGAAAAAGCGGCGAGATGAACTGCTGGACAAGGGCGACGAGATCCTTGCCCGGCTGGGAGAGGAGTAAACCATGGATGACCTGAAAGAATACGCTGACCGCCTCAAGTTTGAAATCATGGCGGCTGACTTTCTGACCACCGAAGACCGAGAAATGGTCTTTGACCTCATCGAGAAAGTGCTGGGTGATGACAATGCCTGATCAGATCTTCATCAACATTGCGATACTGGCCGTGGGCGTGGCTATCGGTGCCCTGCTGGGCGAAACCAGCCGGCAGCAGCATGACCGCCAGTTGTTCCGGGAGTACATCAACTTTATGACTGAATCGGAGCACAACAATGAGCTGCTGTTCCGGGAAGTGATTCGGTTTCAGACCGAGAAAGGAGCCGACCATGAGAAAGAGTAATCGCCCGCCGGAGCCCGGCGCACGTGGGCTTCTGCGCCTGACCTGCCCCTGCTGCGGCAAGGAGTTCGGTACATACCTCCACGTTCCGCAGATGTCCATAGGCTGCCGCTGCGGGGCTACGATCTCGCTGGAGAGTGGCCTTGCGCCGTATGAGTTCCAATGCAGCTGTTGCGAGTTCCACGCCAAGGGCAAGACCAACATTGCGGAACAGGAATTTACAGTGCCCTGCAAGTGCGGCAACCCCATCACGCTGCGCTGGAACAAGGACGCACGGAGGTACACAGAATGAACTGGGCAATTGTAATTCCTGTCGGCATCGGCATCGCGGTGCTGCTGTCCATCGCGCTTATCGCAATCGATGTTTCCGGGCAGATCAGCCGGAAGGAAGAAGCCGACGAGGTGGAATTCTACTTCGCCAAGGAGTTTGCGCAGACAACGCCGTCTTCTCATATTCCACCGTATCAGGATGTTTCCAAGATGCTCTACAACCGGGAGCCATTCTGCACTGGCTGCTCCGAATATGGTCGCTGCATTCAGGCACGAATGCGGTACATTCATGGCCTCAAGCATAGCGAGTATCCGTGGATCTGCCTGAAGAAGGAGGAACTAAAATGACGTTGGAAGAAGCACTGCGCTTTATCGACCCGGAAACAGACATGGACGCTCTGGCCGAGGTCGAGTATTACAATGGCTTCCAGGGCAAGGAGGCCGCAGCGAAGACCCTCCGGGAAGCCAGTCAGATGGTCGTTGATTTTATCCGTCGTGTATCGTGGCACGATGCCAAAAACCCGCCGCCTGTCCACGATGAAAGCTGGGAGAACGCAGGAGAAAAGCACTGCTGCATTATGAGCGAAATGGTGTGGGTCTGCTGCGAGAGTCGGAACACCATGAAGGGCTGGATTGAAAACGGCAAGTGGTACATCGAGGATGGCCGCCCAGCGGCAGATACGCCCTATGGTCCCGTGAAGTTCTGGGCTCCGCTTCTGGAGCCGCCGGAGGTGACAAAATGAAAATCATCACAGTTGAGCATGAGGTTTCGCCGGAACACGGGAAATGCACATTCGGTGGGGACTATTACGGAAAAGATGTGTGCAAGTACCATGCACTTCGCACTCAAACCCATGGACGCAAGGCTCCGCCAGAATACAGAAAGCCCAAATGCTTGCTGTTCGATTGCTGGCTTGAGCAGCCGTACAAGAAATGCGAGGCTTGCCGAAAAGCCTGCGAGGAGGGCGAGTATGACAAACGGTGATTTTATCCGCTCCATGACGGACGAGGACATCACGGAGAACCTGACACCGGGCATATGCAACCTTATTCAGCATCGTGATCCGGAGCGTTGCCAGACCCGCGAGCACTGTTTCCACTGCGTCAAGGACTGGCTGAAAGAAGAAAACAAAATCATGGTGAGGGCTGACTAATGGAAAATCTGATTGACTTTTCCGACCCGATTCTCCGGTTGGTGCTGCCGATTCTCCTGAAAGACCAGACCACCGGGAAGAATATCATCTGGGCAACAGACCCGCCGCCCAATGTGGACTGCGGACAAATGGGAGAAATCACGATAGAGCAGCTTGACAGAATTAAGCTGATGCCCCGCGTCCAGAAGCGGCTATCCGAGCAGAAAAAGCGCACAAGAGGCAAGGCCGAGGTTTTTACCCCGCTGTGGGTGGTCAAAAAGATGGCCGACCACGCCGAGCAGGAACTGAACAAAGGCAACTGGGAGCAGTTTGTACATGAGCGGTGTTTGGAGATCACCTGCGGGGAGGCTCCATTCCTCACCAGCAGATATGACCCAACCACAGGAGAGCCTGTCGCAATCCCTGACCGCGTTGGCATTCTGGACAGAAAGCTAAGGGCGATTCAGGAGAACGCAAACCACAAATTCCAGTGGAAAGCACTTGTGTCAAGCGCATATCAGTCGGTTTATGGATATGAGTATCAGGGCGACAACCTTCTTCTGGCGCGGGTGAATCTGTTCTTGACATTCACCGAAAACTGGATTGAAAAACTGGGATTGCCAATAAGTGCAAGCTGGGCCATAGCGGTTGCAACAAGAATCTCATGGAACATCTGGCAGATGGACGGGCTGAAAGATACTGCGCCCGGCACTGATACCCTCTGCCTGATTTGCGACTGGGAGAAAAACGAGGAAGTGACATTCCGACAGATAAAGGAGGAAAGCGATAATGTCTGACAAGGAAATTTCCGAACTGAATATGAAAAATGCCGAACACTACGGTTTGCAGCTTCAGATGAACCACTTCACGGAGGAACTGGCGGAGTTGGTTCAGGCTGTTTGCGAGGAAGACCCTGAGCATATCGCCGAGGAGATTGCTGATGTCGAAATTATGGTCGAGCAGGTGGAACACCTGCTGCCGCTCAACATCGAATTCATCAAATTCTGGGTTGAAGTTTGTGAACCGGACGAGGATACTCTGCCCTGCATCTGGCACTTGTCGGCTCCGATTAAGAGTATCAACAAGCTGCGCCGGGTCAATCTGGAGACCACGGCCGACCCGGATAAGCCGAAAGTGGAAATTCAAATCAAACGCCAAATCGCACTCAAAATCGCATACCGCTGCCTTGAAACCGACATCGGGAAGCTAGTTTCCTATCTGAGCTGGCTGAAAGAGCGGTATGGCATCACCGCTGAAGGAATCCGACAAATCAAATCCTACAAGGTGCAGCGCACTCGCGACCGCATTGCGCGGGAGGACGCCAATGGTAAAGCCTGAACCATGGGAAAATCCGATGCTGGATACCATGTGGAGCTTTATGCAGATGGGCGGGCTGAAAGCCAACTACCCGGCTCTCAAAGAGGCCTGCATGGAACTGCGTCAGATGCTGATGCAGAAGACCGCCGGGCAGCGCAAGGACAGGCTGAAAGACCTGTCGTGGGAAAACCTTGAGCGGGTCAAGGTGACCATCATCTGCGAGGCTATGGCTCTGGTGCTGTCCGGCGAATACGAAGGAGGTAAGCAAACAGATGGAAATGTACATGGCAATCTATAAATGCCGCCTTTGCGGAAAAGAATTCTGTCACTCTGGAACAGGCGACAGGGACACGGCAGCCACGGCCGCTTTGTATACAGTCCTCGAATCTTCTGGCATCACCCCGCAGTTTGAATCTCCAAACGCGCCAACACAGTTTGAATTTCACAGTTGCAAGGATGGAAGCTACGGGATGGGTGATTTCTTGGGCATGAGAAAAACGGAAAAGGAAAATGAAAATGAAGTACCGCATTGAGGTTTCGGAAGAGCAGCTGCGCGTCATCGGCCTGGCCGTGGACGAGTACATGAGGCTACGCATGGGGCAGTTCGATGATTTGGCCGAAGATCTGGCGTATGACGGCATACCCCGCGTCAAAGCTCTCACTGGAAAGTACACTTACGATACAGACCTTCAAAAGCGGTGCAGCAACATCAAAAATTTGTTTGAGACCGCCTACAAAATGGCTTTCCCGCCGCACGGCTACCGTGGACGGCAGCACGATTCATGGGGAACGTGTATCGACCTTGTACACGCCATCGAGCACCAGCAGTGGCTGGACAGTCCGAAAGACAAGCGGGAAAAGCCGCGCACAACAATCCGTTCTTTCAAACCTGTTCCGCTGGGGCATGAGCCGTTCCCGAAAATTGAGAGGGTGGAAGAATGAGCTGCCTGTTTTGTGAGAACTACATACCCCTCGACCCGCCTATCCAACGCACCGATTCCAACGGCCAGACCTATGAGGTGCCGGGATTGTGCAAAATTGGAGCAGACCACATAATTTCTGGGCTTCCTGTCTATCTTCCAACGGCAAAATGTGATAAAATAACAGAAGCACCGTTGCAAAACGGCAGCTGAATTATGACGGAGGTAGGCTGTGACATTACAGGAATTGTCCAAGTATTATGACATTCAGATGACCCTCGAAAAAGACCGTGAAGCCTTGGAGAATCTTCGGCAGAAAATCAATCCTGCCTCCCCACAGCTGACGGGTATGCCACATACGCCCGGCGTTCGGGACAAGGTGGCGGATCTGGCTGTGGAACTGGCTGACATGGATGAACGTGTCCGCTGGTTGGAGGAACAGGCAGCGGAAGAAAAGCCCAAGGTCGAGGCGTACTGCAAGAGCATCATGGATGCCCGGCTTTATCTGATTTTCCGGCTGCGGTTTGTCCGCTGCTACTCGTGGGCAGAAGTTGCCGGAGCACTCGGAAAGTGCTACACGGAAGCCGGGGTCAGCCGGATGGCCTACAACTACCTCGAATCGCATTGACCGATAAGCCCTGCATTTGCGGGGCTTTTTATTTTTGCCCGAAAACTCAAATTCAACCTCAAATTTTCATAAAATACGGCCAAATATAGAAATGAGTTTTACATTTTGGCTGCCAAAAGTTAAATTCAAACTGAAAATATCAAAAATCAATGCAGATTGTTTCACACGGTGATGGACGGTGTAGGACGGTTTCACACGGCGTGTAATGCCGTGCAATAAACAAGAACGACCAGCAACGAAGAAGAACGGAAATCAACGAGCAGCAACGACCAGCAACGCTTTGATATGGATTCAGATGACAACGGATGCTCCCGGTGATATGATTAGAATGCAAAATCCGAATCAAGCCAAGCGGTGCCTGCCAGAAATGGCGGGTGCCGCTATTTTTATACCTGAAAGGAGGATTCCGAGCCGCACGCTGCTCTCCTTTGCGTGTGGCATTACCGCATCACCCCGAAAAGCTGAGGTGCTGCAAGCTAGACATTTCGCCGTGTCCAGCCGCAAAGAAGGAGATTTTTCCATGTATCAGAAAATCAAGGCGAAATTCAAGGCAAGTCCCACTATTTTCTACGCCTGCTCCATTGTTGCATCGTGGGCAGGAGTAGGCAGCTTGATGAACTTCCGCACCATTGCATTGCGATACGGAGCAGTTCCGGCAATCATCTGGGCAGTGTTCAATTCCCTGGCATGTATCACGTTCGGTTTGTTCGCTGACCGTGTTCCGTCCATTCGGCGCATCATGCAGAGCAAGGTGATGTTCTACTTCATCGGTCTGCTGACGCTGTTTCAGACGTGGACTCAGATGAGCGGCATCTACGAGATCTTTGGCGATACACCCATTGGAACCAAGGGCGGCATGATTATCGTGTACGTCACCTGTGTGGCGTTCCTGATTATGTTGCTCAAAGACGGCATGATTCGCAACGTGCTGTCCGATGGCTTTTCATGGGTGGTCGTTTATGGCCTGTTGGCCGTAGTAGTGGCTGCTGCTCTGGTGTACACTGGCGGCACGTTCGCCGTCATCGACCCCGGTGTAAACGCCGCTGGTATTAAGGCTGGCGTGTACAACGGCTTACTTCTGCTGCCCGGCCCATTTGCTTGTCCGTATTATTATTCGCTGTTTGAGTACAACGATGAAAATACGGACGGCACCAAGCGCGGCAACATGAAAAAGGCCTTCGTGCTGGCGGGCGTGATGTTTGGCATCTACATGGTGCTGGCTGCGCTGCTCACGTGGGTGCGCTTCAGCCCGGTGCTGAACGTAATGAAAGCTATCTTGATTACGGTCATCGCCATTTCCTCGCTGTCTACCTATCTCTACTGCGAATATCTGGTTTTCGGCAAGAAGTTTGGCTTCGCACTGGATGTTCTCACCGTGGCCTCGTGGCAGATCCTGATTCCGCTTGGCGTTATGGGCATCTGGCAGCTGATGAGCACGATCCGCATCTACGTTGTCGTAGCCGCCGTCCTGTTCTCCATCGTTCTGGACCTCGTTTCTGACAGGAAGGAGGCCGCACGATGAACATCACGGTAAAGAAGCTGGCAGAGCTGCATAAGCCTGCCCACAACATCCGCCGGCACTCCGACAAGCAAATCACCGAGTACATCCGCAGCATTGAGATGTTCGGTCAGGTGAAGCCGCTGGTCGTTGCCGAGGATGGCGAAATCATTGCCGGCAACGGTCTGTACGAAGCCCTGCTCCGCATGGGTCGGGAAACCTGCGACTGTTATGTGATGGTCGGGCTGACCGATGTGCAGAAGAAAAAGCTGATGATGGCCGACAACAAGGTCTATGAACTCGGCTTTACCGATGTGGATGCCATCGAAGAACTGGTCAAGGAACTGGACGGCGATGTGGACGTTCCGGGCTGGGATGCTGACCTGCTGGAAATGCTGAACAGCACCACGGATGAAGCTGATGAAGTAATCAGCTCCTACGGCGATTTCCCGGAAAACGAGATCGCACCCATCAGCCGCCATCAGGCAGAGGAACACGTTCCGTATGCCGAAACACCGACCTACCCGGTGGCTCCCGCCCCGCAGCCTGCTCCTACCGTCTCCGCTGCCCCGCAGCAGCCCTCCACAGTGCTGGAGGTGTCTACACCTTCTGAACCGCAAACAGCTGCTCCAGAGGCGGACAGCGGCGTGGAGCAGCACAGGTGCATCCGTTGCCCGAAGTGTGGTGAACTGATATGCCTGTGAAAGTAGTGGAGAGCAGCATGAACGTGCTGCAAGCGGCGAAAATCCGTATCCGCAATGTGTTCGCAAACGGCTGCAAAATCTATCTGTCGTTTTCCTCCGGCAAGGACAGCCTGTGCATGGCCAACCTCGTGTATGAGATGATTCTCTCCGGCGAACTCGACCCCAAGCAGCTGACGGTGACGTTCATTGACGAGGAAGGGCTCTATCCCTCCATGGTCGATGCAGCACACCGCTGGCGGCGCAACTTCCTGTCGGTCGGCGCAAAATTCTTATGGTTTTGCTTGCCGTTCAAACAGGTGTCTGTAATCGACCATCTTTCCAGTTCCGAATCGTGGATAACGTGGGAACCGGGCAAAGAGGATGTGTGGATGCGGAAACCGCCTGATTTTGCCATCATGTACAGCCCGTATCTCCACTATGCCGGGGAGATGAACTATCAGACATTCTGCTCCAAGGCGTTCTCCGACGGCATCCAGCTTGTCGGCCTGCGCACCGCAGAGAGCCTAACCCGCTTAAAGTGCATCGCCAACACCAAGATGGAGCGCATCACCCGCGGCGGCAAGTTCTATCCCATTTATGACTGGTCGGATTCCGATGTCTGGCTCTACATCAAAGAGCGAAACCTTGAATTCCCTGAAATCTATATGAGGCTCTATGAGGCGGGTGTCCGAAAGAACGCCCTCCGGCTGTGCGCATTCTTCGGTGACTGCGGCACACAAGGCCTCCGCTGGATAGCTGAAACGGACAACGACCTGTGGGAGCGCATCCAGCGTCGAGAGCCCAATGCCTACCTCGTTTTGCTCTACTGGGATTCTGAAATGTTCCGGCGTACCACCCGCAAGCGTGGCGAACTGGAAGAAGAATCCGAGAAAAAGGACTACAAAGCCCTCTGCAAAGATCTGCTGTTCCTCCACCCGGAGCGGTATACCATCGCCAAGGACACCTTATCCCACATCGACCACTGGCGAGGCCTGTTCATAAAAACCTATGGTATCGCTGAACAGAAGCACTACAAGACCATGTACGAGGGGCTGCTGTACGGAGATCCCAAGATGCGCATCCTGCGCATCCTCTGGACCACCATCTACAACGACCACAACGCCCGCATCAAGGAGGAGCAGAACCATGGAAAGCATTGACGTATTCGAACCGCTGGCATCCCTCCAGTGGGTAGACCGCAACACCATCCACGCCAACGACTACAACCCCAACAAGGTCAGCGAGGAGAACCTGAAGCTGCTGGTGCAGTCCATCCTGACCAACGGCTGGACGCTGCCCATCGTGGTACGCCCGGACGGAACCATCATTGACGGATTCCACCGCTGGACAGTATCAGGCCGTGAACCGCTGCTGTCCCTGCTGGGCGGCAAGGTGCCTGTCGTAGTCGTAGACCATCACGGTGACGAGAGTGCCGACGTATACGGCACCATAACCCACAACCGCGCCCGCGGCACACACCTGCTCGACCCCATGAAAGCCATCGTGAAGAAGCTCATGGACGAGGGCAAGACCGTGGACGAGATCGGCAAGCAACTGGGCATGAAGCCCGAAGAGATCTTCCGTCTGTCCGGCTTCACCAAAGACGAGTTCCTGAACATGATGACCAAAGACCATCCGACATACTCCAAGGCCAAGGTCATCCGCAGCATCTGAGAGAGGAGTGTATCGCTATGAACACCGAAACAAGGTGCATCGGCCCCTGCATCGTCCCCATAGAGGCTCCTATGGAGAAGATTTGGTTTACCTTTGAGTATGACCCTGCTGTGGTCGAAGCCTTGCTGCACCCGCCCGACAGCGGGCAGGAGCAGCTGTTCAGTGCTGAAAAGGTACTGTGACGGGGGTACCCTACCATGAGCGGGCTCGTCGACCCCGGAATGCGCTTATACAACGAGGAAAAAATCGACCATTTCGTTTCCGCTTTTTGAAGAATCTGACCACAATCCCAATATAAAGTAATGCCGGAAAGGAGGACAGTTTGTGGCAAAAAAAGAAATCCTTGCAGATAAGGAAGTAACAACCACGCAGCTGGCATCCGTTCTAGGCCTTACCGCACGCAGAGTGAGGCAGCTTACACAAGATGGGGTGGTAACGAGTTCATCCCCCGGAAAGTACATTCTCGCTGATGCCGTGCAAGCCTACATCGGCAGCGTCTCCCGCGGTGGTTTGACCAAGGAAGAGGCGGAGGAAGCCAAGAAGATTGAGCGGGTCAAGGCTAAGGCAGAGGCCACGCTCAAGACCAGCAAAGCCAAAATCGCGCAGGCAGAAGCCAAGGAATTGTCCGGGCAGATGCACCGCAGCGAGGACGTGGCAGCCATGACCTCCGAACTTATCTACACCATCCGGGGTGCGCTGATGGCGTTGCCCAGCCGAGTGGCCATCAATGCCGCTGCTCTGTCTGACCCTGCCGAGGTTGCAGAGTATATGCGCAGCGAGGTGAACCAGATTTCCGAAGAGATAGCCATGTTCAGGTATGACCCGGCCAAGTATGAGGCTCGCGTCAGGGAACGACGGTCTTGGACTGAAAAACTGGGCGGTGACGAGGATGAGTGACAACGCCGCAGTAGACCGCCTGAATGCTCTGGTGTCGAAACTGGTGGCAGCTATTCGCCAGCCGCCCAACGTGACGGTCAGCGAGTGGGCAGCACAAAACCGCGTCCTGTCCCCGGAAGCGTCTGCTGAACAAGGCCGCTGGCGCAACAGCAGAACGCCCTATCTGGTGGAAATTATGGACGCATACTCTGACCCTCGCGTCCATCACATCGTTGTCGTAGCGTCCTCGCAGGTCGGCAAGAGTGAGCTTGAGAACAATATTGTCGGCAGAACGATTGACGTTGACCCCGGCTCCATCCTATTCATCCATCCGCAGATGACGGATGCCAAGGAGTACAGCAAACTGCGTATCGCTCCCATGATACGAGATTGTCCTACGTTGCGAGCCAAGGTCGTGGAGAGCAAACGGCGGGACAGCGGAAACACCATTCTGCAAAAGAGCTACCCCGGCGGCATCCTGACCATGTGCGGCTCCACCGAGGCGCACGCTCTGGCGTCGAAGCCCATCCGCTATGTGCTGGGCGATGAACGTGACCGCTGGGCTACGAGTGCCGGCACTGAGGGCGACCCTTGGGAACTAGCAATGGCCAGACAGACCACGTTCTACAATGCCAAGGCGGTGGAGGTCAGCACCCCCACCATCAAGGGGCACAGTGCCATTGCCAAGTCCTACGTCAAGGGCACAATGGAACGCTGGGTATCCCAGTGCCCACACTGCAAGGGCTTCCACGAACTACGCTGGGAAGACATTCGATACGATTACGACACCATCGAGACCCACGGCGAGAAAACCTACAAGGTCAAGGACGTGTGGTATCTCTGCCCGGAGTGCGGCTGCATTTCAGACGAGGTGACCATGAAGCGGGCACCCGCTCACTGGCAGGCCGAAAACCCGGCAGCCTATGAGAACGGCATCCGCAGCTTCTGGCTGAACAGCTTTGTCAGCCAATGGGCGGCATGGAAAGACACCGTGCTGAAATACCTGTCCGCCTTGGGCGATACCAAGAAGATGCAGGTTGTCTACAACACCCGCCTTGGGCTGCTGTGGGAAGACCGTGGCGATGTGCAGGACGAGGATACCATGCTGGGCCGCAGGGAGGAATATCCCGCAGAACTGCCGGAGGGTGTTCTGGTGCTGACTGCTGGCGTTGACACGCAGGATGACCGCATGGAGTACGAGATTGTGGGATTCGGCCACTTCGGGGAAACATGGGGCATCGAAAAGGGCATCGTCAGCGGCAGACCTGACAGCGATGAAGTCTGGCAGCAGCTGGACGAACTGGTGTTTGATCGCAAGCTGAAATTTGCTGACGGTGTGGAACTGCCTGTGTCCATCAAATTTGTGGACGAGGGCGGTCATTTCACCCAAGAAATACGCCAGCGGTGCCATGACCGCATAGGGAAAAAGGTTTTCTGCATCAAGGGCTTTCCCGGCTCTGACAGGCCGTTCACTGGCCCGCCGAAGCAGCAAAAAATCACGGTGCAGAACCGCTACATCGGGATGTGCTGGCAGTACCAGTTGGGCGTTGACTCCGGCAAACAAATCATCATGGACGACCTGAAAGTGCAGGAGCCGGGCGCCCGGTACTGCCACTTCCCGCGCCGGGATGATTACGGTCTCGGCTATTTCAATGGCTTGTTGTCTGAGCATTTGGTTTACAAGGATGGCCACCGCAATCCGTGGCAGTGGGAGAAAATCTCCGGCCATGAGCGCAACGAGCCGCTGGACTGTAGAAACTACGCTCTGGCGGCTTTCAAGGTGCTGCCGAAAGACCTCGATGCCATTGACCGCAGGCTGAAACAGCTGCGTGGCAAGGCAGTCGATACCCCGGCGGCGGTAAATATTCAACAACCCATCTCCCGCTCCCAGCCAACCGGCAGGAAGCGGGAGAAACTTTTAGATGACTGGTGAGGTGTGAGGTATGGATACCGTGACCATCAAAAAGCGGCTGGAGTTCCACACGCAGCGGCTTGACAACCTGTATTTGGCCTACAACAAGCTGCTTTCCGGCGGCGTGAAAAGCTACCGTCTTGATGACCGGGAACTTACACGCCTCGACCTCGGCAAATTGAGCGATGAAATCAAGGATGCTGAGGAAAAAGTCGACGAACTGACTGCGCTGCTGAACGGCCAGAGTGCCCGCAAGGCATTTGCCGTTATTCCGCGCGATTGGTAATTTTTTAGGGTAACAGCCCATCTGGGCTTTTGCCGCGGGCTGGCTGCTTTTTACTCCTTTCCCCAGCCAGCCCGCTTAGTTTGAAATTTACGGAGGCGATTACTTTTGAGCGTCAGATACCGCGTCACTGCTGCACCGCAAGCCAGCGGATACAGCGAAGCGGGCGCATCCTACAAGCGGCGCGCGCTGCGGGCATTCTTCCCCAACAGCAACTCGCCGAGCAGCGATATACACGACAACGCCGACACCCTGCGGCAGCGCAGCCGGATGCTCTACATGAGCGCGCCGATTGCCACGAGTGCCATCAACACCAACCGCACAAAGGTGGTCGGCACTGGCCTTAACCTGAAAGCAACCATTGACCGGGATGTGTTGGGGCTTTCCCCGGAGGCGGCCAAAGAATGGCAGACCAAGACCGAGGCTGAGTTCCGGCTGTGGGCGGAGAACCGCCGCAGCTGCGATGCCATGGGGTTGAACAACTTCTACGGCTTGCAGCAGCTGGCCTTGAAAAGCTGGCTCATGAGCGGCGACGTGTTCGCCGTGGTAAAAATCCGCAACCCGGACAAGCTGCATCCCTATGGCCTGCGGCTGCATCTGGTAGAGGCCGACCGAGTGTCCACCCCGGACAAGTGCGGCGGCCTGCTGGATGGTCTGGGCTACACCGAGGGCAAGAACCCCGGCAACGGAAACAAAATCTATGACGGAGTGGAAGTAGACAGCAGCGGTGCAATTGTGGCCTATTGGGTGCGAAACACCTACCCGCACGAATGGAAGAGCGATACGACCACATGGCAGCGGGTAGAGGCCGTCGGCGCAACTACCGGGCTACCCCAGATCCTGCACATCATGGAATCGGAACGCCCGGACCAGTACCGCGGTGTTCCGCTCATTGCGCCCATCATCGAACCGCTGCTCCAGCTGCGCAGATACACCGAATCAGAGCTGATTGCAGCACTGGTCCAGAGCTACTTCACGGCGTGGATTGTCACCAACACGTCCAAGAGCGGCATTCCGTTCAGCGAAACTGGAAGCGGTGACCTTGGCGGTGTCCCTGTGGATAATCCACAGGCCAGCAATGTCAGCCACAGCGATTCCGAATATGAGATGGGGCCCGGTCAGGTTTTTCACCTCGGCCAAGACGAGGATGTCAAGTTTGGAAATCCGAATCTCCCGACTGCGGGCTTTGATACGTTCGTTCGGACGATGTGTAAGCTGATGGGCGGCGCCATTGAGATGCCATACGAACTGCTGCTGAAAGAGTTCAACGCCAGCTATTCGGCAAGCCGTGCTGCCCTGCTGGAAGCATGGGAGGCGTTCAAGATGCGCCGCACATGGCTGGTGGACAGCTTCTGCCAGCCCGCGTATGAGATCTGGCTGGCAGAGGCCGTAGCCCGTGAGCGAGTAATCGCTCCGGGCTTTTTTGATGACCCGCTGCTCCGTGCTGCATGGTGCGGTGCCCGCTGGATTGGCCCTGTGCAGGGCAGTCTTGACCCCGCCAAGGAAGTCAATGCAGCCATTCTCCAGACGCACCACGCCTTTAAGACCCACGAACAGGTCACCCTTGAGATGGGCGGCGGCGACTGGACCGAAAACGCCGAACAGCTGGCTCGTGAAAATGAGCTGCTGAAAGCAGCTGGCAGTGAGGGCGCAATCGAAACCACCGCCAGCATTACGACACAGGGAGGTAAGCAAAATGCCCAAACCGAATAACGCACCGCAGGTGAACATCCAGCGGCCTTGTTACGCAATGGCCAGCACTGACGGCCAGACCGCGGATATTACCATGTACGGCGAAATCGTGGAAACGCAGCCCATCGACTGGTGGACTGACGAGCCGATTCCGGGACAGTACATCATCGAGAGCGAGTTCCTGTCGGACTTGCAGCAGGTCGAAAACTGCCCGCAAATCATCATCCGCATGGACAGTCTGGGCGGCGATGCGGGCGTTTCCATCCTGATTCACAACAGGCTGCGTGAACTGGCCGCCAAGGGCACGAAGCTGACCTGCATTGTGGACGGCGTGGCCATGTCTGGCGGCAGTCTTATCATGTGCGCCTGCGATACGGTAAAGGTGAATCCTTCCAGCCTTGTGATGATTCACAAGTGCTGGACTCCCATTCGAGGCGCGCTCAATGCTGACGAACTCCGCAAGGCCGCGGAAGCCAATGATGCATGGGATAAGAGCCAAGTCGCCATCTACAAGCGGAAGACTGGCCTGTCTGAAACCGTGCTGCTGCACATGATGGGCGACACCACCTATATGACGGGCAAGGAGGCCATCGAAAAAGGCTTTGCCAATGAGCTGCTGGACGATGCCGAGCCCGTGGCAATTTCCGCAAGCGCAGACCGCCAGACCATCTACGCAAAGGGCCACGCCCTGCGCCTGATGCCCGGCGTAAAGCTGCCTGACAACATCCCTATGGCTAAAGCGGCTGCACCTGCTGCCGCTGCTGCAAATACACCGGCGGCACCCGCCGCCCAGTCCAACGAAGGAGGACAATCCACTATGGCAAACAATGCAAATCCCACCACTGCAACCCCCGCAGCGGAAAACCCGCAGGCCGCAGTTGACGCAGCCGTGAGCGCGGAGCGCAACCGTCTGGCCGAAATCGATTCGGTGGCAAGTCTGTTTGACCCCGCTCTGGTGCAGGAGGCTAAGTACGGCGAGACCGCTTGCGATGCTCGCGAGCTGGCATTCCGCGCCGCCAAGGCTGCTGCTGCGCAGGGTCACGAGTTCCTGAAGAATCTGGCAGCGGACAACGCAGCATCTGGTGCACAGAACGTGGAGGCTGTTCCGGGCGCGTCTGCATCTGGCAGCCCGGAATCTCTGCCCGATGCAAAGGGCAATGTGCCCAAGACGCAGGCCGAGCGCATGGCTGCTGCCGACGCAGCCGTCGGCGAACTGCTCGACGATGACAAGAAGTGAGGAGGAACACTACTATGAGCGAACTGAGCAAATCTCTCGGCACCATGGAATTTGATGGCCTGATTGCCGACATCAACCCCAAGCTGGTTGTCAGCGGCGGCACCATCCGCAAGCTGTCCAAGGCCGATACCATCAAGCGCGGCACCGTTCTGGCTAAGTCCGGCGGCACTGCTGGCGATAACAAGCTGGTCGTGCTGGGCACCGCTGCTGCCAGTAATGAGGTGCTTACCGCTTACTGCATCCTGTGTGATGACGTGGCCGTTGGCACCACTGACGATGTGATTGCTCCGGTGTACCTGATGGGCTGCTTCAACTCCAACAAGGTTACCGTGGCCAACAGCTACACCATGACCGAGGCCGACAAGGATGCCCTGCGCAACGGCGGCATCGTCTTCAAGGCCGCTGCACCCGCACTGTAAGGAGGATATAACAATGCCTGCTGAACTGAATTTTTTCGATACCTACACTCTGATGGCTGTGCAGCGGCGCGCCGTTCCCAGACAGACCTTCTTCCGCGACCGCTACTTCGGCACCGATGACGGCGATATCTTCAACTCCGACAAGGTTCTGACCGAGTACATGGATGGTGACCGCAAGATAGCCGCGTTCGTTGGTCCTCGTGTCGGTGCAATCCCGATGGAGCGCACGGGCTACGAGATCCACGAGTTCGAGCCTGCTGCTATCGGCGTGAGCCGCGAACTGTCCGCCGATGACCTGACCAAGCGCGGCTTCGGCGAGGCCATCTACGCCAACAGTTCTCCCGCCCAGCGTGCCGCAAGGCTGGTTCAGAACGACCTCGTGGACATGGACAACCGCATCATCCGCACCGAGGAGTGGATGTGCGCACAGACCATGCTGGAGAACGGCTGCACCATGCAGGAGATGATCGACAACCAGACCAAGGGCGAGGCCAAGGTCGTGAAGTTCTACAACCCCGGCCACGAGAATGACCACCTGTACACTGTGGCACACAAGTGGTCTGAGGATACCGGCGACTTCTTCGGCGATGTTCCTGCCATGTGCCGTCTGCTGTCCAAGCGCGGCCTGCGCGCCGTTGACCTGCTGCTGGGTGCCGATGTGTACGATGCCGTCCTGAACATGGAAAAGGTTCAGCGTCTGCTGGATAAGAACTCCGGCATCATCGTCGGCAAAATCGAGCAGGAACTGAGCGCATACGATGGCGTCACCTACGGCGGCACCCTCAACTTCCGCGGCTATAAGCTGAACCTCATCTCCGTGGACGAAACCTACGTCGACACCGCCAACGCAGAGCAGCGTTACTTCCCGAAGACCGATGCGCTGATTACGGCTCCGGCCTGCGGTCACCTGATGTATGGTGCTATCACTCAGATCAACTACGGCGATACCCAGCACTCCACCATCGCCGCCCGCCGCGTTCCCAAGTTCAGCATCGATCAGGAGAACGATGTGCGTAAGATGAGCCTGAAGACCCGCCCGCTGGCTGCGCCCAAGAACTACATCCCTTGGATTCGCGCTAAGAACGTGGTCGGTTAAGCCCGGCCTGAAAGGAGTACACCGATGATTGTTGAAATTCTTTGCGGCGGCTACGGCTGCCCCACCAAGACAGGTGTTCACACTGTTTCGCGCGGCGAGCGGTGTGAGGTCAGCGATGCCGAAGCAGCCCGCCTTATCGGGCTGGGTGTGGCGAAATTCGCGTTTTCTGCGCCCACCGCCCTGGAAACCGCCCCTGCGGAGGCTCCGGCAGCTGCGGAAAGTAACGACACCCCCGCAGCCGAAGCCTCACAGAACGGCCCTGAGACGGCGCACCTCGACCCCGACCAGCTGCACGATATGACCGTTGTCAACCTGAAAAAGCTGGCCGCGGATATGGGCATCGACACCAAGCAGCTCAAGACCAAGGACGCACTCATTCAGGCTATCTGCGCCGAGGACGTTGTGCCCGGTGACGAGTGCACCGACGGTCCTGAACTGGCAGCTGCGATGCCCACGGCGTGAGTGCCTTTAAAGACGCTGTGCAGGAAGACCTGAACAGCGTCTTTCTGAATCTGGATGAGTTCGCCGAAACGCACACGGTCTACTATGATGGAGAGGAATACCCTGACGTTCCTCTGGTTTTGACAGGCCTCTCTGAAAAGGAACGTGTACGCCAGGCCATCAGCGACCATGCGCAGGGTCTGTACCGGGTCAGCCGGGTACTGCACTGCGATATTGCGGCCCTCGGCGGAAAGCAGCCTGAGAAGGATTGCAAGCTGGGCATTGATGAGGATGGATTCGTCCGAAACTACTATGTGGCATCCTCTGTCTGCGAGATGGGGATGCTGCGGGTGGAACTGGAGGCGATTGACGAATGAGTGATGTGACAACGGACACCATGATGCACAGCGTAGCTGCTGGCATCACCGTTGACATTGCAGAGGAAGGATTTGACCGGGTGTCTGCCCTCCTCGCCGGAATTCCCGGAGGCGCCAATCGTGCTGTAGGATCTGCGCTGGCTCGCGCCGCTGCCGCCGGAAAAACGGTGGCGAAACGGGCAGTCACGCAGGAGTATGCCATCAGCAGCAGTGAATTTTCCAACCGCACAAAGAATATCAACAACATCCAGCGGGGCAGCAATGGCGAGGTTTCTATCAACTTCGGCTACCGTGGCAGCGTCATCCCCCTTAGAGTTTTCGATACCAAGGTGGACCGCAGCGGCCGCGTGGTAACTCGCGTGAAGAAGTCCGGCGCAAGACAGGCACTGGACCACGCTTTCGAGGCGAAGATGGGCTCTCACTATGGCATCCATGAGCGGCAAGGAGAAAAACGGTTCCCGGTCAAGGAACTGTTTGGCCCTGCCACCCCGCAGATGATGTACTCCAACGAGAATGTCATGGACTCCATCGAGGAGAAAATGGCATCCACTTACGAGGAGCGCATTGAGCATGAAATCACGCGAATTTTGAACGGATGGGGTGTCTGATATGACCAGTGTTGTTTTGCTTGAGCAGCTGAAAGCGTTTACCGAGAAAATCATGGCCGATATGATTCTCCCGGTGGCTATGCAGCAGGGCGATACCGAACAGGCCTACCGTGCCCCGGAAGTCTATCTGATGCGGTTGCCTGACAGCCGTTCAGCCAAGAAGAAAGCCCCGTACATCATCCATCGGGTCATTCCGCTGGAAACGGAGCAGCAGCCCGGCAGCGAGGAGCGCACGGTAGTTTCTGTGCGCTCTATCTTTTGCTGCTACAACCCGGATGAACAGGAGGGCGATCTCGCTCTCCTGAACATGATGGAGCGGTTTCGCGTGGAATTGCTCAAAGTCCGCAAGGTAGGCGGCACTGGCACTGATGGAAAGCACCGGTACCAGTTTACGCTCGTCCTGTCTCCCGGTCATAAGCTGGAAAGCGTTCCTTACGATGAGGAAACCAAGCCGTATTATGCCGGAGAGATGATTACCCACTGGAAGCTGCCGACCGTGCAGCAAACGGAGGATATTAAATTATGGCGGTAAAAAAGACCGCGGCGGAACAGCCCGCCGAAACCACCGTGAACGCCGAGCCTGCGCAGAGCAAGCCCGGCGTTTCCATTTACGTCGGTCCGTCTATTCTGGGCTATATCCAGAAGAACACGATTTACCCCTGCGCTGCTGCGGAGGCTGTGAACCGTGACGATGTGAAGATTGCCACCGAGAAATATCCCGGCGTGGCCGACTTCATCATCGATGTGGCCGAACTGAACACCACGCCTGAAAAGGCAAAAGCACGCGGCGAGGCCATCCTTGCGTATGCCCGGATGCTCGCCAAATCCAAGTAAGGAGGATTACATACTATGGCAGATCATGGTATTAACGTCAGCCGCGCCGACACCGCCGTGGCGACCCCGAACGCCGCAACCTGCGGCATCCCCTTTGTCATCGGTACTGCACCGCTGCCCAAGGCAACTGGCACCGCTGCAACCGCTGGCACCCCTGTGCTGTGCACCAGCTACACCGAAGCGGAGGAACAGCTGGGCTATGACAACGACTGGGCAAAGTTCACCGTTTGCGAGGTGATGTACTATCACTTCAAGCTGTGTGCCTGCCAGCCGGTCATTTTCCTGCCGCTCGCAGAAAACGCCGAGGCCGAGGCTGTGGCAGCTGCCGTGGAGCAGGTCGAGGCTTGCCTGACGATGTTCGGCATTGTGCCTGACCTGATTATGGCACCCGGCTTCTCCAAGGAGGCTACCGTTGCTGCTGCGCTGGCTGCAAAGGCGGGCTCCATCAACGGTATGTTCTCTGGCAAGGCTCTGGTGGATATTTCCGCAAAGACCCATACTGCCGCAGTGCAGGCCAAGAACGCTGGTACTTACGACCAGAAGTCCATTCTGTGCTGGCCTAACGGCACTCTGGGCGAAAAGAAGTTCCACGGCTCTACCATCATGGCGGGCTGCCTTGCGGAGACCGACACCAAAAATGGCGGCATCCCCTACGAGAGCCCTTCCAACAAGACCGTCCACATCGACGGCCTGTGCGATGATGACGGTGCAGCCATCAACCTGACCTACAATCAGGCAAACGTGGTCGATGCCGCTGGCATCTGCACGTTCCTGAACTTCATGGGCAGCTGGACCGCATGGGGCAACCACACTGGCTGCTACCCCAAGTCCACTGATGTGAAGGACTACTTCATCCCCATCAGCCGGATGTTCGACTATGTTTCCAACACGCTCATCAAGACTTTCTGGTCTAAGCTGGACAAGCCGATGAACCGCCGCCTGATCGACACCATTGTGGACAGCGCAAGCGTCTGGCTGAATGGTCTGGTTGGCGCAGGCTACCTGCTGGGTGCCCGCGTTGAGATGCTGGAAAGCGAGAACCCCCTGACCAGCCTGATGGCTGGCAAAATCAAGCTGCACGTCTACATGACCCCGCCCTCTCCGGCGCAGGAAATCGACTTCGTGCTGGAGTATGACGCTGACTATGTGACCAGCGCACTCCAGTCCTAAAGAGGAGGTACTACTATGGCAATCGATCAGAGCATTATCAATTTTGCTGTCTATGAAGACAGCATTGAGTATGCGGGAATGGCAAAAGTTACACTGCCTGATGTGACTTTTCTGACGCAGTCCATCTCCGGCGCCGGTATCGGCGGCAACATTGATGCCGTTATTTTGGGTCATCTCGAAGCAATGACCCTTGGTCTGGAATTTCGCACCACTACGGCACAGTCCATCAAGCTGTCCGAGATTCGCCGCCACCAGATCGATCTGCGTGTTCCCGTTCAGTATGAGGATCCCATCAATGGCACTATTGATGCTCGTTCTGAAAAGCACGTTCTTGTCGTTATTCCGAAGTCCACCAAGAGCGGCACTATCGCTCCGGCGACCCCCGCCAACGGCTCCGGTGAGTATGCTGTTCGTTACTGGGCAACGTACCTCGAAGGCAAGAAAGTCCGCGAACTGGACCCGCTGAACTTCATCTGCTACATCAACGGCACGGATTATCTGGCAGCTGTCCGCAAGGCACTGGGCAAGTAATCAGAGCCAATCGTTATGCCGGAGCCGCATTTTGCGGCTCCGGCCTATTTTTTAACTGCGAAAGGAGCAGCCGCTATGAACACCACCATCAGCGATAAGGAGTACGATGCAGCCATCGCCGCTGCGAACAAAGCTGCCACCGACCCTTATGTGTACGTCCACAAGCTTATCCAGCCGTTTGAGTACGAGGGCAAGAAGTACGACACCCTGACGTTTGACTTCGGCAAGCTGACTGGCAATGATTCGTTTGCAATCGAGGCCGAGATGTCCGCTCTGCGCCAGCCGGTTGTCGTGCCGAGCATGAGTGCGGGCTATCTGATTCGGATGGCCTGCCGGGCGTGTACGCAGCCCATCGGCGTTGACGTTATCGGCGCAATGAGCATTCGGGATTACAACACCATCCGCACCAAAGCAAGAAATTTTTTGATGCTGTCGGATGTGTAACTGATGATGGTGGAGAGTGGCTGCGGCGGCAAGCCCTTCTGATGGCGCAGGGCAACAACACCCCTGCACCATACTGGCTTGCAATGCCTCTGTATCAACTGCGGCAATGGATTGATACCAACAATGCCATTGTTGCCGAGCGCGAAAAGGCGAGAAAGGCGAAGTAGTGGCTCGAAAAGAATGGGAGTTGCTGTTCAACCTGTCCGCCAAACAGAACAGCAACTTCTCCAGCACCTTCAAGGCTGCGCAGTCGGCTCTTGTGGAGACACAGAACCGCATCCAGCAACTGAACAAGGTACAGTCCGACATAACCGCGTACCAGAAGCAGCAGCAGGCCGTTGACTCCACCAAGCAGCGGCTGGCCGTCTTGCAGCAGCAGTACGATAACATCCAGAAAGAGATTCAGGAGACCGAGGGCTATTCCTCTGCACTGGAAAACAAGCTGATTTCCAAGCAGGCGCAGATTGATAAGACCACGACCTCCCTGCACACCTATGAGCAGCGGCTGGCTGCCACCGGGAACACTCTGCGGGAAGCTGGCGTGGACACCACGCAGCTGACAGCAGAAACCACTCGGCTGGAAACCGAGGTCGATAAGCTGAAAGACCAGCAGGTTGACCTCAAAAAGACCATGGACGAGGCTGGAGAGGGCGCAAAGGGCTTCGGCGAGAAATCTGTCGAAGCCCTCGATACCGTTGAATCTGTGCTTGCCACGGCTGGCATCGCAAAAGCCCTCGGCGAAATCAAAGACGCATACATGGACTGCATCAACACCGCAGGTGATTTTGAAGCATCCATGAGCAACGTCGAAGCCCTGTCCGGCGCATCCGGCGATGAACTGGAAGCCCTGTCTGACAAGGCCAAGGAGATGGGTGCAACCACCAAGTTCACCGCCGGTGAATCTGCGGACGCTTTGTCTTACATGGCTCTGGCGGGCTGGAACACCCAGTCTATGCTGGAGGGCATCAGCCCGGTGCTGAATCTGGCTGCTGCCGCCAATATGGACTTGGCACAGGCGTCTGATATTGTCACAGACTATCTGACTGCCTTTGGTCTGAAAGCCTCCGACACCACTCACTTTGTCGATGTGATGGCCTACGCCATGGCTCACTCCAACACGGACGTGATCCAGCTGGGCGAGGCATACAAGGCGTGTGCATCTACCGCCACCTCCCTTGGCTACTCTGTCGAGGAGACAACCGCAGTTCTGGCTACCATGGCCAATGCCGGTGTTAAGGGCGGCGAGGCTGGCACAGCCCTGAACGCCATCTTCACCCGCCTTGCCACCAACACGAAAAAGTGCGGTGACGAACTGGCGACCTATGGCGTGAACATCTACGATGCACAGGGCAATATGCAGTCCCTGTCCAGCATCCTTACTGGGATTGCCGGGGTCTGGGGCGACCTAACCGACCAAGAGCAGGCCAACCTTGCCAAGACCATCGCTGGCACGAACCAGTATTCCAAGCTGCAAACCATCATGGCCGGATGCAGTGAGGCCGCCGCCGAGGGCGGGCAGTCGTTCTCAGACTACACCGCAGCCCTGAACAACTGCGCCGGGTCTGCCGACAAGATGGCGGGCACCATGCTCGACAACATGAACGGCAGGTTGGTGCTGATGCAGTCCGCCGCTGACGGCCTGAAAATCGCCATCGGCGAGGATTTGACCCCGACTTTGTCCAAGCTGTACGATGTCGGGGCTAAAGTTCTGGGCTGGATGCAGGGCTTCGTTGAGGAACATCCCGGTGTAGTCAAGGCGGTTGCGGCCGGAACTGTCGCTCTTGGAGGGTTCCTTGGCGTTATGACTGCCGCATCTGCGGCAATAAAAATTGGCAGCGCAGCTATGGGCCTGTTCTCTGCATCCCTCGGAGTGACGGCTCCTGTTCTTGCGGGCGTTGTCATTGCAGGAACGGCTCTCGCTGCCGTAATCGGTGGAATTTCCGGCGCAGCAGACGATGGTGTCCCGCATGTGCGAGAACTGACCAGCGCAGCCCGCGATATGGGCAGTAGCATGGACGAGGTCAGCGACACCTACCATTCCACGCTGTCCAACATGGAAGCCACTGCCAGTGTCGCGGACCAGTACATCAGCAAGTTGGAGGCCATCGAAGCTGCCACCAACGGCAATACTGCCGGGAACGCTGAGTATCACGATACCCTTGCCCGTCTGTCTGCACTGGTGCCCAGTCTGGCTGATGATATTGACCTTGAAACGGATTCCATCAAGGGAGGCACAGAAGCTCTGCGCCAGCACGCGAATGCTTATGCGGACGATGTAAAAGCGCAGGCTCGGCAAGAGTACCTGAACGGAATCTACGAGCAGTACAACGATGTGCTGGTCGAAAGTGCGGCGAATGAAGCGAAGCTGGCTGCTGCACAGGCAAGGGTCGAAAAATCTAATGCCGGCATGGACGCAACCTATAGCAAGTTGCTTTCCACGCTCGGCATGACGGACGAACAATTCAAGTCCACTTATGGCACAGTCCAGGATATTCCTTGGCGTTCCATGGGCGAGGATGTGCAGCAGCTGCGCACCGAGTACATGGGCTACTCGGAAGACCTCGCCACTGCCCAGCATGAAGTCGAAAACTACACCGAGGCCGTGGAGAAGGATCAGGAAGCCATCGATGCAGCTGAGGCCGAGTATCAGGAAGCCAAGGATGCAGTCGATTCCCTGAACGCAGCGCAGCAGGATGCCGCCAACAGCGCAAACGATGTGGCTGCACAGGAGCAGGCCGTCACCGATGTTATCAACAGTGCCGAGGCGGAGATTCAGGAACTCGTTTCGGCATACACGGACGCTTACAATGCGGCCTATGACAGCATCAGTAAGCAGTACGACCTGTGGGATACCGCTGAGAAGGTCGTCGCCACCTCTGCATCCAACATCAACTCCGCACTGGAAAGCCAGATCGCCTACTGGGACAACTACAACCAGAACCTCGAAAGCCTAACCGAACGCGCTGCCGATATTGACGGTTTGAGCGACGTTATCGCCAGCTTTGCCGATGGCAGCAAGGATTCTGTAAACGCCATCGCCGGCATGGCAGCTGCGTCGGATTCCGACCTCGCAAAGATGGTCGAGAACTACCGTTCCTTGCAGGAGGCACAGAAAACCACCAGCGAGAGCATGGCCGATCTCGAAACCGGCATGAGCAATGCCATGGACGAGATTGCGCAGAACGTGGCGGACAGCGTGGCCGATATGGACTTGAACGATGAGGCCATGAAGAGCGCACGGTCCACCATTCAGGGCTTTATCGACGGCGCGGAGGGCATGATGCCTCGTGTCAAGGAGGCATACGAAAAGGTGGCGAACGCTGCCTCTAATGCGCTGGCCGGAGCAAATGGGCGTTACAACATCGACCAGAAGAACGGAAATATCCCCGGTTATGCAGTTGGTACGGAATCCGCTGCGCCGGGCTTTGCCATCGTTGGCGAGAACGGCCCGGAGCTGGTCTACTTCAACGGCGGCGAAACCGTGCTGACCGCGCCGGAGACCCGCGCAGCGTTCAACGAGGCGCGGCAGCTGGAACAGATCACCAGCACAAATGCGATTGACCTGTCCGCTGTCCGGGATGCCATCCGTGAGGAGCAGGAAGCCCAGACTCTGCGTGAAGAGTACAACCGATATGTAGAAACTGTCAATGGCGGCAACTCGGTCTACTTCAACGGCGGCGAAACCCGCTCCGTTACGGAAGTGCAGCTGCCCGGCGGCTTTGCATCTGGTGGCTCCAACACCAGCAGCGCGGCTCCTATCACCGTTGCGCCTGTTTACCACATCTACGGTATGCGAGATACGGATGAACTGCGAAGCGTCCTGAACGCCCAGAATGACGACCTCCGGGAAGCTGTGCTGGAAATCGTGAGCGACAACGACACCGATAATTTCAGGAGGGGTTACGCATGAGCAAAACCTACACCACCGTGCAGGGCGACCGCTGGGACAGCGTGGCATACACGCAGCTCGGCAGCTGCGCCCTTGCGCCCCGCCTGATGGCTGCGAACTCGCAGTATCTGAACTATTTTGAGTTTCCTGCCGGAATCGTTTTGACGCTCCCGGAAATCGAAACCAAGACCAGTTCGACCCTGCCGCCGTGGAAGAAGGTGGTCACATGAGCGATGAAAATACTGCCCGCCATGCCGAGTGTACGGTGGAGTTTGACGGTGTGGATATTACCAGCAGCATTGCTCCTTACCTGCTCTCCCTGTCCTTTACGGACAACGAGGAAGACGCCAGCGATGACCTGCAAATCAAACTCCAAGACCGTGAGGGTGTCTGGATGACCGACTGGCTCCAGAAGATGATAGACGGCGATGTATCGGCTGCATCTTCCGATGGCTACAAGGTCGGCGATGTGGTGCAGTTCCTTGGCGGTCCGCACTATAAGGCATCCACTGATAAAAAGGCAAATGGCAACCCAAAGGCTGGACCTGCCAAGATCACCATCATCAAGCAGGGCGCGCTTCATCCGTACCACGTCATCCACACCGATGGCACATCTCGCGTCTACGGCTGGGTGGATGCCAGCGAGATCTCCGGCAAGTCTGGCAGCGGCTCTTCCGGCTCCTCCTCCGGCAGCGGAGAAGAAAGCTTGAAAATCCGGGCTACCATCACCGCCTGCAACTGGCACAGTGATGGCAAAGATGAAGCACTGGACTGCGGAACCTTTGAACTGGACAGCGTGGTTGCGTCTGGACCGCCCGGCATTATCACCATCAAGGCCATTGGGCTGCCCTACACGAGCCAGATCCGGCAGACCAAGCAGAGCAAAGGCTGGGAAAAGTACAAGCTGTCCGGCATTGCCAATGAAATGGCATCCAAGAACGGCATGGCGGCTCAGTTTCTTGCAAAGAAAGACCCTGAGTACAAGCGTGTGGAGCAGTACCGCTGCTCCGACATCGACTTTTTGCAGCAGCTTTGCCACGATGCAGGGCTGTCGCTGAAATGCACTGATGGCAAAATCGTCATCTTTGACCAGCAGGAGTACGAGGGCAAGGACGCTGTGTGGACTACCACGCTGGGCGACAAAAGCTATATCAAGTATAGTCATTCACTCGGTCAGGCTGGAACACAGTATGCGTCCTGCCGGGTATCTTACGTTGGGCCTGATGGCAAGGCCATCGAGGGCATTGCCTACGTTAAGGACTACGATGCCAAGAGCAAGACCAATCAGCAGCTGGAAGTCTACGCCCCTGTCACGAGCAAGGCAGAGGCAAAAGAACTGGCTGCAAAGAAACTCCGGCTCTACAACAAATTTGAACGCCAAATGAGCTTCACCTTTCCGGGCGACCCCGGCAAGGTGGCTGGCCTGACGTTCAATGCGGAGGGCTTCGGTCCGTGGTCCGGGAAGTACATCGTGAAGCAGTCTAAGCACACAGTATCTGGCTCTGGTGGGTACACCACGCAAGTCATTGGCCGCCATACGCTGGGAGGTTACTGATGAACATGAACGTCGATGTTCGCATCGGGAAAGTCACCGATGTGAACAAGAAAAAACGCCTTGTGCGCGTGAAGTTCGAGGACACCGGGATTACATCTGGCTGGCTGCCTGTGATGCAGCACTACAAGGCTATCGTATACACCGAGGAGGCGGGGCTGCATGATCACCAGTTTACGCACCCGTCTCCGTATCAACTGAAAATCCTCAACACCCAGAACGGCACCCGCCGGATTTGGGACGAAGAGGAAAAGGTCACAGGAGCGGACAACTCGACCAACCACCAGCACAAATCCCATGTGGTGTGGTGGGTGCCCGCCATTGATGACATCGTGATCTGTCTGTACCTGCCGTGCTTCAACGCTGACGGCTTCGTGTTGGGAGGGATTTATCCGTGATTGTTGGATGCCTCGGAGGCATTATCTTTGCCGTGTTCGATGGTTACGTCAAAACCATCAAGGACATGGTGCAGAGCGTGTCTGCCAGATACACCACCCATCAGCGTGCCGGAGGCAAGGCTCTGGCCGAGTTTACGGGCACGGATGCCGACACCATCACGTTCGATATTGAACTTTCGGCGTACCTTGGCGTGGCTCCAAGCAAGCAGCGCGAGATCCTGAAGGGGTATGTCGATAATCACACGACGCTGCCGTTTGTCCTCGGCAATGAAGTCTTTGGCAGCTATCGGTGGGCCATCAAATCCGTGAAATTCAAAACCAAGCACACAGACGCTTTCGGCGTTCCGACATGGATTACTGCGAGCGTCACTTTGCTGGAATATCCGAGAGAGTGAGGCGATTTTATGAGCAATTATCTGGTGTCGGCAAATGACCTGACCGCCATTTCCCTCGGCGAGCAGGATACCGTGGCCAGCGTTCTGCAGAACATCGCCGTCATCCTATCCACGCCGAAAGGCACCGTGCCGGGCTACCGGGAGTTTGGCATCGACATCTCGGATATTCTTGACCGCCCGGAAAACGTGGCGCAGCCTATGCTCTGCGCCGCCATCAAGGAAGCCATCGAACGGTTTGAACCGAGAGCCACCTATATGGGGACTACGTTCAAATCCTCCAAGGACAACCCCGGAACGATGCTTCCCGTTGTGGAGGTGAGCATCAATGCGTAGTACCGCAGACCACCAGTTCATCAGCACCGACGTTGACGAACTGGATGCGCTTCTCTGTGCGGGGTATGAGCAGTTTCTTGGCACACCTGTGCGCCCCGGCAGCCCGGAACGGCTGTTCATCTCGTGGGTTGAGGACGCGATCCTCTACGAGCGTGCCCTCAACAACCACGCCGACAACCAGAATCTGCCCAGCCGGGCAGATGGTGATAATCTGGATGCGCTGGCGGAGCTGTTCTACTTGCAGCAGCGTCCAAAGCCCACTGCGGCAACCTGCACCATGCGCTTCAACATCAGCGAGGCGCGGCAGAGCGCAATCCTCATCCCGTCCGGCACTCGCGTCACGGACGCAAACGCCTCACTGTATTGGGCGACTGCGGCAGATGAATATGTGCCTATCGGCTCGACCTATACGGACGTTACGGTGGTATGTCAGACCTCCGGCACTGTCGGAAACGACTTCGCAGTCGGCGACATCAACACCATTGTTGATGTGTACGACTACTATTCTGGTTGCTCCAACGTCACGGCCAGCGCAAACGGCAGCGATGCCCCGGACGATGACACGTTCTACCAGCTTCTGCTTGATAGTCAGGCAGCGTGGTCCAGCGCAGGGCCTGTTGGCAGCTACAAGTATTTCGCGAAGAGCGTATCTACCAAAATCGCCGATGTGGTACCAAACAGCCCAAGCCCCGGCACTGTCTGCCTGTACGCCATCATGGATGATGGCAGCATTGCCCCGGACGAAACCAAGAAAGCGATGGTGGCGGTTTGCTCTGCCGATGAGGTGCGGCCTCTGACGGACCACGTCATTTCTGGTGATCCTGATGTGGTGAACTACAACATCGACCTGACCTATTACCTGACCCGCGACGGAGATATTTCTGCTGCGGACGCACAGACCCGCGTAAACGAGGCTGTGCAGCAGTACATCAGCTGGCAGTCCGGCAAGATGGGCCGGGATATCAACCCGGACAAGCTGCGGTATCTGCTGCTGGAAGTTGGCATCAAGCGCGTGGACTTGCAACAGCCCGTTTTTACCCCGCTGGAAGATGGCAAACCGTCCGTTGATCTGACCTCCGACAAGGTGCCGCAGGTAGCAAAGGTGGGCACGGTCACTGTGAAGAGCGGAGGGTACGAGGATGAATAACGGCCTGACCGCCGAGCGGATGATGGATTCCTTCCCGCTTGCGCTCCAGAAAGACCCAAAAATGGTTGCTCTGGCGCACTCCATTGCCAACGTGCTGGAGCAGCGGTTGGACGAAATCAACCTCGGCCAAATCTATACCCGCATCGACCAGCTGCCGGAAGACCTGCTGGACATTCTGGCAAAGGACTTTGCCGTGGACTGGTACGACCACGACTACGACATCGCTGCAAAGCGGCGCACCATCAAGTCCGCGCCCTACATCCATCGTCACCGGGGAACCGCCGGGGCTGTGCTGCGGGGCATCCGGGCTATCTATCCCGGCTCCCGGCTGGAGGAATGGTGGCAGTATGGCGGCGAGCCGTACCACTTCCGGGTCATGCTGGACATGAGCGGCTCCGATGCGTCCTACGTCAGCACCGAACGTGTGCTGTGGGCCATCGGCTACTACAAGAGCCTGCGGTCGCACAACGATGGCGTGTACTACCAGAGCACGTTCGGCATCGAGATCGTGACCAGCAGCGGCTATATCGTGTATGCGGTGCGCCGCTGCGGCACTTTCCCCAAAACGGCCACACAGGGCGGCATCTCCGCCGGGAACATCATCATCGTTACGGACGAGTTCGGCGGCAGCTACGCTCACCCCCGCACCGGGCAGCTTGACGCTGGCACGTTCCCGGCCACAGCCACACAGGGCCGCACTGCCGCCTCGGAAATCGAGGTTTTGACGGTGGACAATGGTGGAGCCTACGCACCGGAGAAGCTGGCCGGAACCTACCCGGAGACGGCCACGCAGGGCTTCGATGATGCGGGGTGTGTTGTTGTGCAGACCGCAGACGGCAGCAGCACATACGCGGCCCCGGCATCCGGCGACCTGACAGCTGGTCTGCATCCAGCAACCGCCACATCCGGCGGTACATCAGGCGGAGGGCTTGTTGCCGAGGAATCCGGTCTCGGCGTTTCCTACATCGCAAAGGTGTGCGGCAGCGCACCGGGAATAAATTTTTAAGGAGGTAGCAGCATGATTGATTCGGCTGGCTTCGCAGACCTGCGGGGCTATCTCAAACGGCGCATTGCCTGTGCGCGTTTCCGTGTCGGCTCGACCTACTACACCGTTCCGCTTTCCGGCATCGACATTCTGGCTGATGGTACTGTCCGCGCCAGAGTGTCCATCACCGGGCTGGGCGAGATTACGGTGAACCGTGTGGAACTGCTCAACTCGGACAATCAGGTCTGGGCGCACGAGGACGTAAACATCAAAATCTCGACAGGTCAGACTGGTATCCTGTACTGGTTCGACTTTACCTTTACCGAGAAGAAAAAGGAGGAATGACCGTGTACGCAAAAACGGTATGGCTTGACCATGTAACGGACAAGCCCGGTCTGTACGTCATCACCGACAACCATGACGGAACATGGACCATCACTCCCGCTGGCAAGGTGATGCAGCAGGGCACCCCTCAGGATCAGGCACATTTCAATAACATCGAGGCGGGCGTGTGGGACCTGTATGCTGCATTCGGTATGCTGCTCAACGAGGTTCGGCAGCGTGGCTGGCAGCTGGACGAAACGGTTGCTGGCATCGACAACACGTGGCAGATCGTGTCCGGCAGCGTTGACTTGACCAATGCTCGTACCTATCCCTGCAACAACTCCAAAAAGAGCGTGTCGCTGGGCAAAAACATGGGCAGCACCAGCTATCTGGTTATGACCGAACTGGTCAAATCCGATGGTCCGGTCGGGGATATTGAGGTCAGCGAGAAGCTGGTCAACGGCTTCAAGCTGGCCTACAACGGCTCCGCAAAGTCTGCCACCATCAAATACATCGCAATCGGAGGTACTCTGAAATGACCGTTATCGAGAAAAATTCCGGCACCAAGATTCCCTACGAGGTCGTCAAGAACAAAATCTGCTTCGATGACGACCTGACCATCAACCTCGCCAAGCGCGAGGACGACCGTGACGTTCACATCGATGTGTGCTACGACAGCTATGGTGAGCTGGTCATCGGCGCAGCTGCCGGCCGCAGCTATGTGGCGGAAATCGATATCCCTGCCCGCCAGTACACCCAGCCGGAGCCCATTGAGGAAGTGACCACAGACGGCGAGGAGAACGCCGAGGGTGGCACCCGCATGGGCAACAGCACCCCGGCGGAGCCGATTCCGTTCTCCATGAACAATGTGACCCTGACCCTGTGGGCCATCGACTGATAGGAGGTAACTACTATGGCTGCAAATTTTGACCTGACCAATCTGGCCGTCACTGGCCTTGCACCCGGCAATGAGCTGATTTACGACAATGCCGGTATGCCGTCCATCATGGTGAAGATCCCGAAGATGACCTATAAGCAGCTTGGCATGGGCGAATCCGCCGCCGTGCATCCGGCGTTCATCGTCAACGGGCAGGAAGTGGACGCAATCTACATCTCCAAGTACCAGAACATCGTGCAGGATGGCCGCGCATACTCTCTTGGCGGCGTTGACCCTGCGGCATCGCTGGATATGGACCACGCACGCCAGTATTGCGAGGCTAAGGGCGAGGGCTGGCACCTGATGACCCGCATGGAGTGGGGCTTGATTCAGCGCATGTGTGAGGCTGCCGGCTTCGTTCCGAAAGGCAACAACAACTATGGCCGCCACGACAGTGAATCGTTCTATAAGGCTATCCCGACCTATATGAGTGGCGATAAGATTGGTCGTGTCGCAACTGGTACTGGCCCGCTGACATGGTATCATGACAACAGCCCCAGCGGTATTTCTGGTCTGACTGGAAACGTATGGGAGTGGATGGGCGCAGTTCGTTCTGTGTATGGCGAAATCCAGTTCCTTGTCAACAATAACGGCGCAGACAGCGCACACAGCCAGTCTCCGACCTCGACCGAGTGGAAAGCTATCAGCTGCGTGGATGGTAGCTTTATCACCCCGGACGGAAAAGGCACCACCGCCAACTCCGTCAAGATTGACATCGTGGGCGGCAAACTTCAGTGGGCCAAGACCATCACCCACAAAAATGCGGATGGCGATTGGCCTAGCTGCACGTTTGGCTCTATCACTTGCAGTGCGGACATTGGCGCAAATGCAAAACTGCTGCTTCAGGCGTTGGGCATGATGCCTTATTCCAGCTCCGATCTGTGCGCAGGTCATACCTGTTGGTTCCGTAATAGCGATGAGGAACGCGCTTTCTTTTCTGGTTGCAGCTGGTGCTTCCCCTCCTTCGGCCTCGGCTCCTTCCACGGCGACCACCCGCGGTCCGTCGTGGGCGATGATATCGGTTTCCGCACCGCTTACTGCAAACTGCCGTCTGTGACCTGATGACTGCGCGGTAGCGCAGTCACGTTCCCCTCGACCCC